GGCCCAAGATGTGACCGAACTGTATGGATTTCCGGTTGCACCACATATACCCGGTCGCATTGTTCACCGGGGTCAGATCATTATTGTGTCTAAGTCACCGGCTGGCGTTCCGCTTTTGGCAGTCTCTCCTCGCTTCACCCAGACTCAGAACATGGGTGGTCAAGTGGCTGACACTTTTACAGAGTGCCAGGGCCACACCATCTATGGTGATGTGTGTGTTGACCTTGGCGGACTAACCGCCACTGCAGCCGAGGCTTCCACCTGGACTGCTCTCACCAGAGCCACTGGCAATATCTATCTGAAAATGGGGGCTTCGGTCCCCACGGCCACATTGATTGAGAGTGGTTGGTCTTCCAGCCAAATACTGACGGCAATATTGACGGTTGCTTCGGTTGCCCGCACCCCATATGTCACCGCTGCAGCAGATAACCAGTATCTTGTGAAGTCAGCAGTGATGTCACACATTGCCAGGTCGCTTTCACCTGCAGCGGCCGCCCGGCTCGGAATGCCTGCCCCCAACCCCATTGTGGGGGTGCGATCTGGTGTGTCTGCACTCCATAGAGCGGCCTGGCTGGACGTGACTGACAAACCATCCGAAGTATACACCGCAAAGACCCATCAAGCGCGTGCTGGTCTTGGGCGGACCAACCCATCACCAGCCTTCTCTCGCCATACCCATGCCGTTGAGAATAGTTCTCGCGTTGTTGCTGACATTGTCAAACATCATACCAGTCTGCCAAATTCTGCCATCTTGAGCACTGAAGCCACTGCTTACCGATTGCCGGCTGTTCCGGTTCTCACCGCACAGCCTGACCCCATGTATGACATGGATCCCCCTATGGATGACGTTCAACGCGAAATTGTGGTGCCCGGCGGTGCGAGTAGCTTTCAACACATTGTGGATGGCGCTCCTGATGCGTTGCACCACACACGCGCTGATAAGGTTACGGATCAGGCTGGTATGAACAAGCGTATACGCCGTGGCAAGTATGACGGTCAATGGACTGCCAATGATGCCAAACGTTTGACTCAGCTCAAACGTGGTTTCCGGAAGTTTTTTGATGTCGGAGCTTGGAACGATCAACCATTCGATGACGCCATGATGGAACATTGCACTGACGCCAAGCTAGCTAGTTGGGCTGCCAAACGGACCAAAAAGGCACTTGAATACAGTGTGTTCAAGCAGAACCTCGATGCACCCTGGAATATGGTCCGCTTGTTCCCAAAGGGTCAGTATATTAAGAAGAAGGCCAAGTGGCGTGGGCCTGCTTTTCCAAGTCAAACTATTTCCGATTTCAACCTTGGGCGCATCTTTCATGATTCACCTTGGGCCTTGTATATGGAGACCATGGCCCTCAAGTATGCGTTTGGCTCAACTTACCTTCATTGTCGAGCATCCCCGGATGATCTCTCAAAGTGGTATAAACGTCATTGGGTTCCGGGATCACAGATGGTTGCCTGTGACTATACATCATGGGACTCTGGCATGGATCATGTCATGGTAGAGTTTGTCTGCTGGCTTATGGAACTCAATCATTTCCCTGACACGGAGATTGAACTGTACCGATTTCATCGGTTCAACACTTATTCACATCTCGGCGACCACCTGCCTCGCCAGGAGTCAGGTGACCGTTGGACTTGGCTCATCAATTCATTGTGCAATGCTGCTGTTACCGGCGCCGCCATCGACTGTCCACCTCGCACCCCGGCCACTTTCAGTGGCGATGATGGCAATGTTCTTGGACGTTGGTTCACAACCACTGGCTTCAAGGTCTCCGACTGGCTTATGAAACCTAAGGTCGATCGTGGAACTAGGCTCGAGTTCTGTGGACTTGTCTTTGGTGGACCAGACATATCCTATGATGACACTGTTGTCCACTGGCGTGCCCGTTTCGGGCTTCAACAAGGTCGGAATGATGTAGATTATTGGCGGTCCATACGTGACGCCATACGGGAGTCAGCTAGCCGTTTGGGCACCTCCTCCGTTGCTTTATCGAATGCACGTCAACAGCTTCATCGTGCCATTGAGTGGTTTGACTTACCACAGACCCTCAAGCTGCCCGAGCACTTTGAGCAGACCCCCATACCCGCAGCCAATTCCCATATGTTGGGTTCTTTCTTTGCTGGCCTACTGGCCCCTATCCGTTTCTTGTTCTTTCTGTGAATTCTGTTTGTTGATTGAGCTCCGTCCGCAACGACATTAAACTACACATTGACTTCCGGTCGTCTTAACCGGGCATCCGTCCGTAATGACGTTAAACTACACATTGACTTCCGGTCATCTTAACTGGGCATCCCAGCTAAATTATAGGTCCACCTGTAATGGGTGCATATGGTGTAACATGCCCCTTGAGCCGGGACTCGCATGTTGCTGATCGCTGTGATCGGTGAACCCGTGCAAAATGGGATACACTTTTCCACACGGTAATACCGAGCTGAAGTTGCTCATCTCCCCAAAGAACTCGCGTCCACCTCTGGGATGCCGATCCCATGTGCCGTGTACGGTCTGAGCCACCGTGCTGTGTATCGACTGCAGAGCGAAGGGTGCTTGACCATCCAACTTGGTCACTCATCTTAAAGGTACAGTCAGCCCACAGGTAACACCTGTGTCAAAGGCGTTTTTCAATGCATAATTCCAAATTGGACCTTTTATGCCCCTGTGGAACCCAGTTTTTGTCCACCAAAACATTTGAGGCTCATCAAGCTAAAGGAAAATTCTCCTGTAGGGTTGGTCACGTCATCGACGATTTGGCAACCGTCCTCCAGCATAGTTTCCCCTCTGGTGCGGCATTGTCACCTCCCACACTCGACGCATACGACGGTGACCTCAAGCATAAACAGGATCTTCGTTCTTACGGTTTGACCCCGTCGGACCCCCTTTTCCTTGATCTGATTGAAAACAAGAATCAGGGCAACTATCTTAAACTTTACTACCCTGATCTCGTTCCAGCTGGATCACCTGCGGATCACACCCTCGGTTCTATATTCGAGGCGCAGTACGCCACAGACATCGTCTTCCGCGCAAGTTACATACTGAGAGTTGAACGCGGTTATCAGTGATGACTGACGCGGCAGCCGCTACTGGAGAAACCGCTTGGCTCCATACCTCTAAGGCTGACATCAAGATTGTCCACTCAGTTACGTCCAAGTCCGGCGTCTACCACTTTGATCTTGATCAGCGTGCTGAGGTCTTAGCCTACACCTCTTCTCGTGGCCTAACCCGAGTTTGTGGTCCAATTACTTCTAGCATTGTTGGACCAGCCTCTGCTGACCTCGTGATATCCGCCAGCGCTAGTATAGTCCCCACTGACGTTTCACATTGGCCAACTAACCTTAGCGAGGTCAGGGCAGATTCGTTTGCCAAGAATTTTTCCGTTTCCGCCCTCACCCCCGTCCCCACTGTAGTGCTAGACTTCCATCCAGCCATCAATCATCAGCTGAAGCCCCGTCCCTTTTTGGGAAGGCACCCAGCTTTTCTCGCTGGCTGGTCGATCCAGACTACCAGCTCCACAGTTGCCGTCGACATTGAGGTTGTTGTTCCACTTGAGTTCTCTGGTATTGATTGGATCCAACCTGCATCATGGGCTTAACTACTCTTCCC